TTTATATATCTTCGCCAATTTTCAAATAATAATTTCACATTAATAAATAGTTTCAGTGAAAAGATAAAGAAATATTCTTTTTTGATAAAAGTTCTTTCGTGCTGACTGCGCTCTCAAGAAAAATTGAAAATTTGAAGGCTTGGATCTCGGCTAAGTAAAAACATTTGTCTTCCTTGTGGTATTGTTCTTCGATGTCTTCTAACATTCTTTTCATTTGGCTCAATGAAGAAACATATTCACATAAAAGTACTACTATTTCTTCATTCTCGTGAAAAAAAGTATCTTCAAAAAGATAATGTTTCGAGGCTTTTTCTTGTTTTTCAGTTTTTTCTAAATAATCAAAGTATTTTTCTTCGGATAGGATAAAGATTGTTTCATTCATCTTTATCTATTTTTGCGTCCAACTTTTATGGATTCACCCTCGCCCCAAAAATATTTGTTCTTTTTCTCATCGATTATCAACAGGGCTTGAATGTATTTTTTGTCACTTTTTTCTAATAACTTTACTGTATGTGGCTTTTTATGAAATAACCCGTACACTGGTTTTCTCTTGCGTTTTTTACCATATTTGCTTTTTGGTGGTGTATTTAAATACTCTATACACTCCACTACAATTTCTTCAATAGTTTTGCCTTCATTAAGATACTTTTCATGATCCACGTCAATATTAGCGATTATGACCCAACATTTCTTTCCAAAGCCGCGAATGGACCAGTAACATGAACTAGAATACAGGCCATATTTAACTTTATTTGAACTCGGCGCGAACCACGGACTATCAGATATTGGCATTAATTTACATTCTATCATTTAACAAGCTCCAAATGCTTTTCCAGATCCGTGCACCCTCCAATGAAATTTCTTTCTCCATCGGAACATTGTTCAATAATTAGCGGCACCGTTGACCATTGATGTTGATTTTGAACTTTGCTTAATTGCTCTAAGGCTCCATCCATTTCAAAAATTGTATAGGAATGGTCTGTTCCAGTTAAAAGATTAATCGCCTTTTCGCAGTACGGACAACTTCTTTTTGTCCACAAAAGAAAATGTTTTTCAACCCTTGAGGACACGTTTTTCACCTTTTCCTCTTAATTTAGATTCAATCAAATGTGCTGGTCCCATAACTATCACATCCAAGCCAGCTTGTCCTTTGTCCAAAGTTAATCGAGTAAATTGTTGCCTGGAATCTAATTCTTCGGGCAATAAACCTTCTTTGAGTTTTTGTGTGTAAGCGGGCGCTTCCCTCAGAGCAACAACGTGCTTGGGATTGATGAATATCTCTCTCAAAGTGAATTTCTGTTGTGGGCCCTTTGATGCTTTTAACAATTCGCACACTTCTATTAATTTTATCATATTATATTCCTTCCATTATCAGTTGAGTATCGTCATGATTTATGTACCATTCTTCTCCTGCGAACCAAACTTTAACATAATCTCGGATGTCTTTTTCTAACAAGAGAAGATTAACAGGCTCTTTCAACACATAATAATTTTGGATTTGCCCTTCTTGATTAAATTTATAAAGACGCACGTGCGAAGGGGCATATAATAGATCACCCTTTTTCATCTATTTTCTCACTTTTGTCTTCGCTATCTTTGGGGGCTTTAAAGTCTTCAATATTCCCCGTTGTGACATTTTGATAACCTGAAAGTATGCTTATACAATCTAAAAGTCTTAAATCTATTTTTGCCAATTCTTGTCGTGTGTCGTCTAAGTGACGAATAGCATTTTTTTCGTCTTCTTTATTTATTAAAGTTAAAGCTTCTTCAAGTTTCTCAACTAGCGGCTCTAAAGAGCCTTCTTTCGCGCTACGAATTAATGCAGCAGTAGTTTGCAATACCTCATCTAGTTCAACGGAATAGCTCACATTTACTCTCATATAATACTCCTTATACATAGCATAACAAAAGCTTACACGATAGTCAAGTTATTTTTTAGGAAAATTTTAAAAATTTAGAACTTTAAATACTGTTGCGGCGCTTAAGCCGACGACAGTGGTAATTATAAGCCAAATGAGGCGCGCGGAAGTCCTCTGCCAAGCTTCCAGGGCTTTAAGACGTGCATAAAGACCTTCATCGGGATGGTAGACAGCATCTTTGATTTGCGAAATATCATCAGCCATTTCTTCTTGCTTTTCTTTAATAGTGTCAACACTTTGCATAATGTGATCAAATTTTCCACCAATTTCGGCAAAAGTAACTTTTACTTCCGTATCATATTCTTCGACCGCCACGTATAGAGCCCCCGTATACTAAATAGTGTTTAAGATTCGATAATGGCTGCATTCGTTGTAATTAATGTAGAAGCAACTGAAGCTGCGTTCTGTAAGGCACATCGTGTTACCTTAGTTGGGTCAACGATTCCAGCATCCAACATGTTGATAACATTTCCATTTGTAAAATCTATTCCTCGGTCATCAGCTTCATTTTCAATTCTTGATAAAGTTATGTCTGGTGATTCACCAGCATTAATTGCCATTTGTCGCGCCGGTTCCTTGACTGCTTCTAAAATAATTTTAACGCCTAGTTCTTGATTTTCATTTTCAGTTTCAATTTGTAAATCATTGCTGGCTCTTATCAGTGCAATTCCGCCGCCTGGAACAATTCCCTCTTGTTGCGCCGACCTTACAGCTTCTAGAGCATCTTCAATTCGATGCTTTTTTTCTATCATTTCAATTTCTGTGGCTGCGCCGACTTTAATAATTGCAATACCGCTAGCAAGTCTTGTAATCCGTTCTTGAATTTTTTCGCACTCGTAAAGATCTTCTGTTTGGCTAAGTTCAGTTTTTAATGTTTCTATTTTATTTTCAACTTCTTTCATATCCCCTGAGCCTCCGACAATTGTGGTAAAGTTCTTTGAACATTCAAAAGTCTTTGCGGCGCCGAAATGATTTAGCTGAATGTCTTTTAATCTTAGATTATCTTCTCTACTAATTAATGTTGCTCCAATTGAAATGGCTAAATCCTTTAAAATATTTCTTCTTTCTTGTCCATAGCGAGGTGCTTTCACAGCGGCAATTTTTAAAGTACCTCTGACGGCATTCATAATGAGAGCCGCAAGTGCCTGACCCTCAATGTTTTCAGCAATAATTATACACGGCCGAGTTTCTCTTGCCACCAATTCCAATGTTGGCATCAATTCTTCTACAGTTTCAACTCTCTCGTCTGTAACCAAAAGCAATGGATTTTCATATCTTACAGTGCCTCTTTTTTCATCTGTTATGAATGCGTTGGCTAAATAGCCGGAATCAAAACGAAAGCCCTCCACTATGTCAAGACTGGTTTCGAGTGAGTGAGCTTCTTCTATTGTAATCGCGCCATCTTTGCCAACTAAATCAGCAGCAGTTGCAATTAATTTTCCAATTGTTGAATCTCCGTTCGCAGAAATAGTTGCTATATGTGCTATATCTTCTTCAGATGTAATTGGAGTAGAAATTTCTTTTAGATTATTAACAATGGCTGCAACAGCTTTATCGATCCCTTTTTTAAGTTCAATTGGGGGAGCGCCAGCAATTAAATATTTTTGAGCTTTATTTAAAATTGCTCTCGCCAAAACTGTTGAAGTTGTCGTGCCGTCGCCAGCTTCTGAGTTTGTTTTCGCGGCTGCTTGTTTAATAATCTGTGCGCCGACGTTCTCAAATGGATCTTCTAATTCAATGAATTTTGCAACCGTTACTCCATCTTTTGTGATAATTGGGTTGCCCTTTCCTCTATCGTGTAATATTACATTGCGGCCTCGCGGCCCCAACGTAGAAGCCACATTATCGGCCAATATATTAACACCCTTTAAAATTTTTTGTTGAAGTTTTAAATCAGATTCATATTTCCGTGACACTTTTACCTCTTTTCTTATTCAGTTGCTTCGACAGCTTTTTTAGTGTGATAATTTAATCTTCCAGCGTCTTTAACAGCACTCATGCCGTGCTGATTCCTGCTCATCTCTCCTTCATCTACATCAAGGAAAAACTTATTAATATTACCAGAGAGACTCGACAGAGAATTATAAATAGCAATCAAATTGTTGCTTAAGTCTTTTGCATATTGATTTGCGATTTGTATAAGCCTTGGTGTATATAGGTCCAGTACACCAACTTCTCTAGATTGTTTTCTAAAATATCCAGGTGCAATGTGGAATTGCTTTCTTGTTCTGTAGCCTGGGCTTTGCATGATTGTTTCCCAGAATTCTGGGCCTCTTTCCATTGTTTTTAATTGGCTGTAGAACTCTTCTTCTTTGCCATACAGCGCCTTTGAAGACACGGTTCTTTGGCCCGTTGTTGTGTATTCCTTTTCTCCAACTCTTGCATTAACTTTGTATGCTTCACCGGCTATTAACAAATCTTCTGGGTTCAAACGAACTTCTTCGCCGCCAGAGGTTTTTGAAAGTGCAATTTCGTCAGTAATGGCTGCTGGATTAATTTTCTGCACTATAATTTCTTCTGCTTCAATCTCGTCATATTGCATAAAACGCCCTTTTGGCCTGGTGGGCGGCCTGAAGATAACTTCGCCATTGACGATTTTAGCTCTCATTGCTGCGCCGGTAGTAATTCTTATATTAGCAGCAGGGATTTCATCCACGCCAAATTTAAATTCTACTGGTGCTATTCTATGTTGCATTTTAAATTCTTCGTGGCCTATATAATCTAAAAAGTTCTCAGAAGTAATATCAAATTCATTAAAGGCTAAGGTGCCTTTACCCATTTTTGTTACAACCAAATAAACAATCTTATTGCTGCGTCCTTCTGCAAAGAAGTCAACTAAATTTTTAAAACTTCCTTTCAAATCTGTTCCAGGGCTGAGCACTTTTAAGCTGTAAGGCACAACCTCTTCTTCTACGTCTGCTTCGTCTCCCGCTTGAATTGCCCTTCGGATCATTAATATTACATCTTCAATTGGAAGTGAGCCCTTCGCGGCGCCAACTTGCGCTGGGTCTTGAATCTGTTCTCCTGCAAACAAACCAGCCAAAAAAGCTTCAAAAAGGAATCCAGCCGTTGAAGCATTATATTCTTCAATAATATTTGAAAATATTTGTAAAAAAATCAAATTTGAGAGAATTTTAGGAACTGCCAAACCAGGCTGATAATTCATAAAATCATTGACACTAGTTAGCTTTTCCTCAACTGTGCCGCCTTCGACTCCGCTCATTAACGTATCTAAAATTGCTCGATCTTCAGTATTCTTTTTGCCCCAGTTCTCAGTAATTTTAATTACTGGAAACCTGATTACTCTCTCTTCAGAAGTTTCTTCTGCTTCAGTTGGCGCCTCTACTTCAGTTAAAAGTGGGCCAAAATTATTAATTTCTTCTTCAATTAGTTTTAAAAGGCCATTTAGGCTGAAGGATTTAGATGTCTGATAGTTTTTATATAATTTATTAATGTCCATATTATAATTAGTCTCTAAGGTCGTTCAACATCTCATCCCAATCTAAATTTGCTGTGTCCCATTTTCCACGGGTGACATGAAAATGATTTACAATACCGTTGAATTTTCCAGCTTTTGTTTCTTTGTGCACTGCGCGCAGAACATTTCCTTCTTTGTCCATCGGCATTTGTACAGGAATATCATAATGCGCGCAAAGAGTTTTAACTAGTGCCTTATAAGCTTCTAATTGCACGGGATAAAATCCCAGACACTCTTTTACATATCGTCCGTGTATTTTAACTTTTTCTACAATTGGTCTAGAGCCAAATCCTTTCCTTCTATACCATTTTTGATATTTTGTATATACAGCATTTGATATATCAATTCCAACAGCAGCTTTATTAACTTTGCGATTTCCAGCGTGCCAACCTTCATGCTGCGTATCAACCATTTGATATATTGTACCATCATTGTCGATTACGAAATGACTTGAAATACCCTTTTTCTCTAAAACTCTTTTACAAGATTTAGCGGAGAGACATACATCAAAATGAGTTACAATCATCTTAACATTGCGTTTGTTTTTTTTATACTTTCTAAAGCCTTTTGGCAAAGCTAGATTATTATCATCACGAAGATTGACGACTTTATCCCATTCGATTGGTATTAATTCACCTTCACAAATTATATGATTGCCATCAAGACTTTCATATTCTTCTTCAAGAAGCGCTTCACGTTCTGTGTTTATTCTGCGAAAAGTTTCATCAAATTCTTTCGCACCAAACCAAGAAGGATCCCAGCCTAATTTTAAAGCTGATGCTTTGTTGTAAAATAGTTTATCTTTAACTGCCATAATAAAATCCTAATTAAATTTTTTAATTGTACCGTTGGATTTTTCTTCTTCCAACTCAAATGGAAATTTTTTAGCCCACTTAACCCACGTCCGTGGTGTGGCAAATTCTTTTATAAATATTAAAATCACTTCTTTGTTTCGCACATTAAAACCTTCGCCAATTTTCTGCCAGTCAGTTAAAGTTTTTAAAAGTTGCTTTTCTTGTCGCTTCCCCGATATTCCATCAATTTGTAGTTGGTAGGTGAAATTATTTTCGTTTTTCTTCCTATGTTTCCAAGCTAGTGCTTTCATTTTTTTTCTCCAAAGGCTTTTTTTTATTAAGAACCTGTACATTAATTATATCATTATCCCAATAAAGGTCAAGTTTATTTTTTAAAAATAAGCTCAAGCAGTGAAAATATCTTTCTAATTCACCATCTGAAATGTTTTTTGACATTTTTCTTGCAGCACACCATTGAATTACAGAATTCGCAAAAAAAGCTTTTTCTGCATGATATAAATTGTCATCTTGATAAAGAGCACCCTCTTCGCGTAACCACTGCATGAGTGTCTTTTTGTCTATCATCTCTAAAGTTTAAAATCCTTCTTTACGCATTCATTGTAATGTTCAACTGCCTCTTCCCACGTTTCAAAATTAATTGATGATTGAAAACTCCTTGGTGCTGCTCTGCGCAAGTTTGCAATCGATGAATTTTTCCAAGACTTTATTATTGAAGCATCAATTGACTGTAAATTTTTTACTTCTTCTGACGGCGTGTCGAGATCAGCCAACATTTCATATTTTATTGAGCTAGCCCCCTCTAAATCTTCCGAGGCGGCAATTAACATTGCAATCACTTGAAGTTGCATTTCGTGAAAAAAAGCAAACAACTGATATAGCCTTAACAACTTTGCAGAAAATTTATATAATATTGCTCCGGAAAGGAACCACAGGAACTCATACATTTTAACCGCTCCTAAGAAAGTTTTCTTTTGACTCTTCTGAGTACTTCTTGTAGTATATCAGATTGTCTTTCAGTTTTAAATGTAGATTCGTCGTCGATTATTTCAAGATTGGGGATGTGGCGTAAAATTGATTCTGCCAAAGTTCTTGAAGTTGGAGGGTTCTTGGATTCATTTTTGGACCCCTTCTTTTTGGCCGTGAGTTGTTTCAATGGGGTTATTTTCATCGGGCTGCGCTTTTTAGCGACTTTTACCTTGGCGGTCTTCAACATTCCAGCCTCACGTTCTTTCCTCGACAACCCCTTTAGCTTGAGGAGGCGATCTGGCGTGTGTTTTGCCATTGTTGGCTGATCTTCATAGCCCTTGAATTCTCCAGCCTTTCGCGGCTTCGGTGGTTTATCAGTGCCAAATATTTCCTTCTTCCGCTTCTTGGAGATGGATTTGATACTCTTCGGCCCGGGGGGCGATAGGAGCGCCTTCGCAATTGCTTTGGACCTTGCTCTGGACCTTGCAGTCGACTTCTTCTTTTTCTCTTCAAGTTCTTCTTCCTCTTCAAGCTCTTCAACGCCTTCTTCAATATCCCGCGGATCGAAATCAGAAGTGTCTTCGGCTTCTTCAAGCTCTTCTGCTTCTTCGACTACTTCTTCAGTTGGGGGAGACGGTGTTGTAGTTGCAACGGCTGGCGTTGTCGCTGCTGTGGCTGTGGTGGTAGTACCTGAGAAGGGCACAGGTTCGGTTTTTGCGGGCGCGACGGGCTGTTCATTTACACTTTTCAGGAATGGATTGACCAAAGATTCCACACCGGCTAGTGCCATAAATCTACGAATAGTGCTTTCATTTAGAAGGGATTTTTTCTTATCAGCCATTTTGCTTAACCTCTTTATTTTCTAACGACGACGTTTTGTTCGTCTTGTGTGCTCCTGTAGGCGACGCGCAACGCGTTTTGTAACTTGCTCAACAATGTGCTCTTTTTTAACACGATTGGCGACGCGCCTAGATAATTCTTCCATAAACATTTCTTGAGCATGCTGTTCTTGAGCGGCGCGATATCTTGCCTCTTCGAGACCGGGCGGCAGTTCGTCTTCAACAGGCTCAAAAGCTGGTTCGCCTTCAAGTTCAGGCTCAAGTTCAGGCTCAAGTTCAGGCTCAAATTCAGGCTCTTCTTCTTCGACATCAACATCAACGCCGTGTCGCCGGGCTTCGTCTGCAACTGCACCGAGAATGCCTGCTACCGCTTCCTTAGTTTCCGGAGATGCTTCGCCCTCTGGGCCTTCTTCGCCCCCTAGGCCTCCTAGGTCTTCGTCACCCCCTACGTCTAGGCCTTCTTCGCCGCCTAGTTCTAGGCCTTCTGGTGGCGGTCCTGCGGCCACATCCATTTCGTCTTCGTCCCCAAGCGCCTCTTCAAGCTCTTCTGTTTCTTCAAGCTCTTCAGCTTCTTCAAGCTCTTCGGTTTCTTCAAGTTTCACATTTTCATAAAGCTTTTCTGTGCCTGCTAGCTTCATAAATCGTTTGACAGTTCTTTCGTTTAAAAGTTTTTTACCCTTGCTCATTGGTCCACTCCTGTAGATAAAAAGGTTTTCTACAAGTAAATAGTCTTTTGTTTCAGTAATGGTAAATTTTCTTTAATTTTTGTAAAGCTTTGTCTTGTATTTGCTTTATTCGTACAAGACTTACATTTAGACGTTTAGAAACTTCGTTCAGTGTCATTTCTGGATTCTTTTTTACAGCAATGGTCGTACAGTTTAAATCTTGTTTGTAATCAATCCACAGTCTGCATTTCTTTTCTACGCAACACTTTTGCCTCTCTAGGCATTCTTTGGCGCAACTTATCATAAATCTTTATGCTCCTTTTCTATAATATCAAATATATTTTTAATTTCATTTTTATCCAAGCCAAATTGTTTAATTGTTTCTTTTTCTTTTAATCTCGCGCGTTTAATTTTATTCCGTCTTGGATTTGACATGGCTTTTTTCTCTTTTAATTCTTCAACAAAAGCTAAAACATGTTCGTTTCTGTTTACATAGCCAAGTACCACGTCGTTAAAAAACTCACGAATTTTTAAATCATCGTAGTGTAGGCGAATTTTCAAATCAGCATGAAGCTTGTCTGTGCTTTCAAAACATATTTTTTTAATGATGTTTCCATAGTCTGGCATTACATTTTCCTTAAAATATGCGTTCCGCTTTCAACGCGGCCTGCTGTTGTTTGCCTTGTAAAAATTGCATTTTCCTGCAATTCTTTAATATTTCTAACACCAGAATAAGAAAGACCTGATCTTATTCCACCAAACAAATCTTCTAAAACTGCGTCCACTGGGCCTTTGTATGGGATTGTTGTTGATATTCCTTCGTTTGATGAATATTGGCCTCGCCAATCTATTTGAGCGTCTTTGCTAGCCATTCCTCTGTAAAGTTTGTATGCGGTGCCATCTTTTTTTTCAATGATAAAACCAGGAGATTCTTTTGTACCAGCCAACATTGAGCCCAACATTACAAAATCAGCACCAGCGGCTAGTGCCTTCACAATATCTCCGGAAGTTCTAATTCCTCCATCGGCAATTATTTTTGCATTTCCTTCTTTCGCCGCTACACAATCAAATACAGTGTGTAGTCCGGGCATGCCATGGCCCGTTTGAACTCTTGTAGAACATATCGAGCCGCCGCCAACATTGCAGCGCACAGAATCAGCACCCCATCTAGAAAGTGCGATGTAGCCTTCTTTTGTTGCAACATTGCCAGCCATAATATGTACATCATCAAATTTTGACTTAATTGTATCAATTGCTTTCTTGACTAAGATGTGATGACCGTGTGCCACATCGATACACAGTATATTTGCTCCGTTGTTGACCAGTTCCATTGCACGCTCAAAATAGTCTCCCCTCACACCAACTGCCGCGGCGATATTAATTGAAAATAACTTTCCGACTGGTAATGAAGAGTGTAGCTCTCTTATCAAGGTTGCTTGTTCTTCAATTGTCATATATCTGTGTACAACTCCTAAGCCATCTTTACTGCCTAGAGCATATGCCATTTCTAACCCCGTAACACTATCCATTGGTGCCGAAATTATTGGAAACCCTAGATGAATATTCTTATCTAAATCGTTACCAATGTCTATCTCTTTCCGACTCTCGATGTCCGAATATTGAGGCACTAACAATACATCATCATATGTTAAAGCTTCTTTAAATTTCACTAATAACCTCCCAATTATCTTTTAATAGTTCAAGGGGTGCTCTCGATGTGGCCGAATTATCTGAAAATAAAACTACTGCCCACTCTTCACTGCGGTATTCAAGCTCGTGCCCAGTCATAAAAATATCTAATATTAAACCTGTTGTTCGGACTTTTTTATGTTTTATCAAGTCACCGACTTTCATTTTCTAGTTCTTCGATAAGTTTATCAATATACCAACGTGCTTTTTTCAAATCTTGTAAAGCTTTGCCCTTATATTTGTGCCTAGAAACATATTTTATAATATTTCCTTCGGCGTAGCTCATTCTCCAAGAATTAATAAAATCATATGGCTCGATGGTTTGTTCGCCTTTCCAATTTATATTATAATGTTTTGGATGATTAACGTTGTCGCTCATTTAATCCTTTTTTCGCACTTCGGATGGCATGGTGCATACACGGGGCAGCCGACTTCACAATTATCTTCCGCGTTTTTTATTTTTGGAGCAAATTTAAATGCAAAATAAAAAATTGAGACAAGGACAAGCATGGTAACTACAAAAGTTAATAATATTATTACTTCTCCTCTTTTTAAAAATTTCATTTTTCGTCTTCGCTCCTTTTTTCTATATGTTCTTTAAAATCTTGAATAATCTTAATTGCTTTTTCCCAGCACTCGGGGCAATAAAGACGTACAGTTTCTTCTTTTTGGTGTACTACAACATTCCATGACGTAACTTGTTCTTTATCCATCTTATCAAATGGCTTTTCACAAGTCAAACATTTATCTGGAATTTTGTCAAACAAAGCAACTTTTGTTGCCATTTCTTTTTCCGCATTCTTTTTTGCTTCATTTTCTTTTTTTCTTTTTAATTTTCTTTCTTGTGATGACATATTATTTTTCGTCGCCTCCCATGTGGTATATAAGAATTAATATTAAACTCCCAATTATTATTATTTTTGCCCCTTCAAAAAAACTTATCATTTATTTCCAGTAGATCCAAATCCGCCCGGGCCACGCAATGCGTTTTGATTTAAATTATCTGTGCGCACCTCTTCGATGCCGCAATGAATAATAGAAACTAAAACTGCCTGGGCGACCTTATCTCCAGGCTGAAGAAACTGTGCTCTTAAACCAATGTTGTGAAGATTTATAAATACTTCACCATCATAACCAGGGTCTATTACGCATGCGCCAACAATCAATTGTAGCTTATAAGCTACACTTGATTTATTTTTGATCTCAAGCATGTATCCATAAGGTACTTCCACCTTGATACCAGTGGGAACTAAAACGCTTGCGCGGGGCTCGATTACAAACCCTTCTTCTTTAATAGCTTTTTCTCTTTCGCCATTGGGGCAATAATATAAATCCATTCCCGCGTCTATCTGATATGCTCGGGTTGGTAACTTCGCTTCCGATCGAATTTTATAGACTTTAATGTTCATTTATCTTCCCAATTCTTTGAAAATTTTGAACCAATCTTAAATCCAATTATGGCATCTTTTTCAATAGAAACTTTAAAACCAAAATCTTCATTAGAAAAATAAATCTTCATGTAGTCTTGGAAATCTTCAACTTTTGAAGCTTTGGAAGAAAACTCTCCATATTCATTTTGAATAGCTTGTAATGCTTTTTCTTCGCGTGTCTCCTGCCAAATGTAGTAAACTGTGCCTTTGCTTTTGTAAAATTTAACTCCAAAATTTTGCATTGACCACTTTTTAAAAAGAGCATCCAAACCAGCATAGGAATAGCTGGCGCCTCTAAAGGAAATTCTCCTAGTATTCCTCAGTAGTTCTTTTCTCTCGGAAGGTCGCAAATTAAAAATCTCATCAACCACTTCAGCAGTTTGAAAAGCAACTTCTTCGTTTTTCTCTAACAGAGAAATAAATTCTTTCCTAATAAATTCAGTTACTTCCATACGTGTATTTTTATCACCTTCGAATTGAAAATCAAATTGCCGTTCAATTTCGTCTTCAGAAAAAACTTCCCGGGCATATGCCTGGCCAGCCTCAAAAGCCGTTTCGAAGCGGCCAATCGTTTTGTTTGAATACGTAGCAACAAATGGTTTTCTACAATCCTTGTTGTGTTTAACTCCTCTGTATCCAAACTGATTTCTACTGCTCTTAATAGGTTCTATATAATTCATTTTCTTCTCCTTTATCCTAAAAGTCTAAAATTATATTTAATTGATCTCGTACTAAAACCCCATTGTTCATCATAATCCAATCTGCTCATGTAAGGACGATTGAGATGAATAATATCTCTTTTTGGTTTTACACCCCAGCATTTAATACTATTTTGGATTGAAGTATTGTCAATTGTTTTTATGATCCAATAGGGTTTTCCATTTTTAGTTTTCTTTTCAATAACTTCTCTCGGAATAAACCAAGCAACTCCTAAATCGTTATCCCAATTTCCAAGTGGCGGGACTTGATAGTCTTCTAATCTTTTAAGAATTTTCTCATCCATTACCAAGTCCATTGGAAAGATACCAGTCAGTGATACTAAATTTTCAATTCTTTCTTTGTTTGAAAATTCGCCTTCTGGTTTATAAAGTTCTATGTTCTCTTCAAGTTTCTTTTTATTTTTTGGTCGTTCAACTACTGTGGCAGTCCAAAAATGTTTCGTACCTGTGAATCTATCATCAATTAAACAGTCCAAAGCTTCACTTCGAGCTAAAACATCAAGAGCTTTTTTATTTAATTTGCTATAAATAATATCTTCGCTGAAAAGAAAATCTTCAATTACATTAAAAGGTCGGTTATCGATAATTTGCTCCATTGCTTTGCTTCCTAAGCCCTTAAGAGAAGTTAAGGGCTGAATTAACGTTTTATTATCTTCAGCAATTTCCCAAACAACGCCGGATTTATTTATATCAATTGATTGAATTTTAAACTTAAACTTTTTCGCAAGATTAATTGCTTTTTCTTTTCGGGTCTCCGGTTCTTTATCTAAAAATGCAGCCATCCATTCTACAGGATAATAATTAAACAACCAAGCGCATTGATAAGAAAGGGCAGAATAAGAAACTGCATGAGATTTATTAAAGCCGTATCCTGAAAAGAACTCAAACTTTTGCCACATTTTGTTTGCCCATTCTTCTGTCAATTCTTTCTCAATACACCCAGCGATAAATTTTTGTTTAATTTTTAACTTTTCTTTTGCTACTTCTCCAGTTCCTTTCTTGGTTAAAAGCTTTCGAAGTTTGTTGCCTTCGTCCAAACTTAAGTTTTTACCAAGTTTGTGTGCCAACAGTGCAATCTGTTCTTGAAAGATAAGAAAACCATAAGTTTCCTTTGTGATTTCTTTTACTAGTTCATGTTCATAAACTATATCTTCAGGGTTTTTCTTAGCTCTCACATAAAGTTTGTCAACGTCGGCCCCTAATGGCCCGGGCCTGTAAATAGAAGTGATTGCAGCAATATCAATTATATTTCGAGGCTTTGCTTTTTTGCAAAAATTCTGAGCACCCTCTTCTGTAAATTGGAAAATGCCAGCCCATTTGCCCTTGTGGAAAATATTAGTGTATACTTTTTGGTCATTAAAATCGATCTTGTTAGGGTGGAGATTCTCATTATAATAATCTTGAATCTCTTCAAACGTTGGGTTTTCAATGCCACGATGTCGTTTCAAAATATGTGCAATTGCACCTTCAATCATTTTCAAAGTTGAAAGTCCAAGGATGTCAAACTTAATGTACCCTAAAGGTTCGAGATGTCTAACATTTTGACCCTCTGACCATGGAGTTTGTGTAATTCCTCCACTATTAATTAAAGGCATACAACGATTTAAGTTTTCTCCAATAACAACGCCTCCCGCATGTCGTGAGACTGATCTCGTTTGACCATGTAAAACATTAATGTGATCTGCAATGCGAGGATATTTATTTAAAAATGCTTTTAAAGAATCAGAGAACTCCATCACCTCTTCAAAAGTTGGTGCGTATACCCCTGATTTAATTCCGTGCTTCTTTTTTGCCAATGGAGTTGCTTCCTTTAGCATTCTAGAAGTTACTAAGTTAACCTCTGTAAATGGCACACCATAAAACTTTGAAACGTCTTTAATCAAAGATCGGAGCTGCAAAGTATTAAAGTTGGAAATTGGAACCACGGTGCTGCGACCCCATTCTTCCATTAATAATTCTTTCAGCTCCATCGGATCCGAAACATCATAATCGATATCTGGATAGTCTTTTGCGTCTCGCCTCAAGAATCGAGAGAAAAGCAAATTGTATTTAATTGGATCTACTTGTGTAATTCCAAGAGCATATGCAACTAAAGAACCGGCAGCAGAGCCGCGGCCAGGGCCAGTTAATTGAATTTCATTTGCTTTGGCCGACACGGCATTCATTGTTAGAAAATATTTACTGAAACCGCGGTCGCCAATAACTTCTAATTCTTCGCGCATACGATCGGTGTATTCCTTATTGTGATGCAGCTTCATTGAACGTAATTGATCTACACATAAACTAGCCAGAGTTTGTTCTGCTGTTGAATTGTCTGGTACGACAAAATCTGGTAGTCTTACCGTATCGTCCGGAATGAAACTGTCAATACGACTGTGAGCAATCTGATGCGTTTCTTCAAGAGAATAACGAATTAAATCATCATTGTATTCTACCCCGCAATAGTCTGAATAATATTTGTAGGCATCCCACATCTGTTGACCATTCTTTGGATATAGCTCATAACCTATTTGTTCTAAACTTTCGGGCATTTCGCCAGATAAATAATCTGGTCTAGAAGTTGATTTGCCTAACCATCCCAATCTTTTATATAATTCACGGTCTTTCCAAGCTTCTGGGTTCGGGTAATGACTATCTGCAGTTGAAATTAGGGGAATTCCAAATTCATGATGCATTTGAATAATATATTTATTTAGCTTATGTTGATCTGGAATGGCGTTCCACTGAAGTTCTCCGTACCAGCGGTCTCCAAATATATCCATCATTTCCATTGTTGTATGGCGCACCGCTTCTAAAACTGCATCTTCGCCATTTTCCTTGTTTTCCCAGTAGTTTCCAGCATATATACCACCCAAGCATGCACTGGCTGCAATTACGCCTTCATTATATTTTTTTAACATTTTATAATCAATGCGAGGAAAGCGATAAAAATTTTCTTTAGAAAAGGATTTAGAAACCATTTCAAATATATTGTTCAGTCCTGTTTGGTTCTGTGCTAGTAAAATTAGATGGCGGCGTCTGTTTAAAATATTTTTAACCATGCGTTTGGATGCAGCCTCATCTTCAATCGTTGTTCCAGAGCGTGAATCATCGATTGAAGATTTTGTTTTTTTATCTGCTTTTACCCTTTCGTACTCTCCTTTCCATTTGGCCAAATTTGGCAAAAAGTAGGCTTCTATTCCAAATATTGGTTTAAAGTTTTTGCCTTCTTCTAACATTTTCTTGGCATGAAGAACTTGATATGCCATTCCATTCATGTTGCCATGATCTGTGAGAGCCAGGGCGTCTGAGCCATTCTCAAAAGCAAAATCCATATGTTCTTTTGGATATCCTAATCCATCAAATGGAGAGCCCGCTACGCTGTGGGCGTGCAAGCCTGCGAATGGAATGTTATTCTTTTTCATTATCTACTCCTATTGGGTTCCACTCGTGATATTTTAATATTTCCTCGGGAGGCTTATCAAGCTTTTCACATTCTTTTGAACTTAAAAAGATTCGAAAATTATCCCAACTATCAATATTGTAATACCATGGTATTTCCAACGTATTTGCACCTTCCATTGTAACAGGGCTAAAAACTTTGTCAAGGGGAAAAAACCTAGCGGACCATCTTTTTTCAAAAGGTATGCGCCCTAAACCAAAGCCCAAACTTTGTCCTGTGCCTTCTTTTCTGACTAGTCGGCGGCATGCCTTAAAATCATCGGCATCGAAGGTGAATCCAAGATACTCATTATCTTTTACAGTTTTACCGCGGTGTGAAACAAAAAATGGTTTCTTATTGGATATTTTTTTTCTGTGCGCTTTTAGAAATTCTGGATCATACACACCGTATGGGAATGCTGCATAATATTTATCTGGCACGACCCATTGACTAATTGTTCGACTAAGCCAGTATGCCGTCAAGGCTCCGTATAAAACGCTCCAACCTAAACAATCTCTTCTGTCTCGATCTCTCATGTGAATTGGAACATAATAAATGGGAATTGGTTTTTTAAGTTCTTCTGGCATAGAACTCCTTTTTTTATCAACAAAAAAAGGATCTTGGATATAGTCTCCTAAACGATATCTAATCAATGGCTGCATATCGTCATGACAAATAATCCATATTGTTTCGCTGCCAACACACGCACACTCCCATACGGCACGCTCAACGGCTAAATAATTTTTTCCAATTGGTTGCATGCAATCGTGCCATGGAAAGTTGAAATCCCTGGGCTGGCCTGCGACTGGTACAATCCCTGCCAAATGAAAAGAATTTATGTTTTGTAAACCTTTTTCTATCATAACGCATTTAACAAATGATTTAATTTATTTTGATAACCGTCTACACCTTTTTGAACTAATAATTCCTGTGGGCTAGAATAATTAAATTCAATTTTATCGGTGTCGTCATACAAGTTCATCCTAAATTTTTTAATTTCTCTTTTTTCAACCTTCAAATCTAAAGAATAGTAAACTTGTTTTTCATTTAAAAAGCCGTTTTTTCGGCCCTTGAATCCTTCCTTTTTTAGTAATTTTAATACTTTAAATCGTGCATATGTATCTGAAAAATCAAAATCTTGTAATTGTTCTGCTGTTAAATGTGATACTACTATAAGATCTCTTTGGTTTGGGTGATTTCCTGCCACTCTTTCAGTGGGATAAAAATATATGTCTTTAACAAAGTCCTCGTCTGTGTGGAAATGTTCAAAGTCATGAATCATGCACGAACGAGCAGTCATCCAATCTAGCACAATAAATTTACTCGTAGTTTTATATAATTCTTCAATTGATGTGGGAAGCCCTGTCGTGTTTTCATCATCAAATATAACTGCTTTTTCAAAATTTATTGTAATAACTTTCGAATTTAAAGTCGTTATTGTAACTTCATTTTCGTCTATTCTTGTGTAATGAACTTGATCTCCAAATAAATTAAAACCCGCCAGTGAAAGTAAAAAATATAATTTATTCCATAATTCTAATTGAGTCCGGTTATTGATTTTCTCAAATTGATGAGGGGAAGATAGTTTATTTATTATGCAAGGAACGTTGTTCAAGTAAGAATAAATTAATGCACTTAAATTTCCACCGATTACTATTTGATTGTGTTTATATTTATTAATTTTAACAACTACATCCCATCTCCTGGTCATCACCAGTTCTATTTTTAATACAATCTTTTATATATTTAATTCGCTGTTTCAAAACTTTTGCGTACTTAAGTACTCTTCGCGAATATCGCCAACCTCCATGTCTACGATTATATCTTTTTCCGCATGTATATCCAGCATTGTATCCGCAAAGACCCTTGGCTTCACTTCCTCTTCCGTATCTACTTATCCATTTTGATAAAGCTTTGGCTCCTGCAAATATTGCAGTGCGTGGATTTTTTAATTGACGACATGTCAATCTGGGTTTCCTAGTGTATTTTGGAAGTACTTGTGTCAGACCGCACGCACCAGCGCGACTGACGGCTTTTGCCGACCAGCGACTCTCATAACGTATTAAAGATATTAGTGTTTCTGGCTTTACACCATATAATTCTGAGGCTTCTGCTACCTCTTGCATGTGGTCACAAGCAATATGTGCCCTGGGCATGCTAAGATCAAGCACTGCTAAGCATAAAATTTCTACGTATGTCATAATTATCTCCTACCATTCATATCCTGAATTGCTTTTTTTCATGGCCTCAAGCCATGATCGTGGTTGCGAAGTTTTCTTTTTTTCTGCCAATTGAAAATGTTTTCCTTTGACTCGTGACCAAAAATCTTCATCGTTTTCTACTGTTTTAATTGAGTTCCACGGACCAGCCCAGGGCTCTAAAATTATTTCACCTCCTTCGTTATAAGCCCTAATGTCTTTGAACGCCTGCCCTCTTTTTGTCATTGCTTGTTCCCCAAATATAAAAGCTTCTTGGCCGTATTTCTGTGCCATTTGCTTGGTAAAATCAAATAATTGCTCGCCAAAGTCTTGTTCCCTTTCAACGTCTGGTCGTGTATGTGTTGTAATTAAAATTGTATTTTCTGTAACTGTAATTGGTTCATCTAATTTTACTTGTATTTCTTTGCCGGTGTCCGGATCTTTTACATATTTTGTTGTTTCTTTATATCCACCTTTTATCTCTGTAAATGGAAAACCAGCCCCTTTATAATCTTGTTTGAGTTGTTTATACATTAATTTATTTTCAGTAGAAGATCTTTCATGGCGGTCAGATGAAATTATTGCAAATGATTCGCCGCCTTGAATGTGGCTTCTGACTCTGTTATAGGATGTTTCCATTATAACGTCTTTATTTGCTTTTTTTACTAATTTTTTTAATTCTTTTTTTGTTAATTTGGCCATTTTTTTCCTCCAACATTTAAATGTTTCACTATATTTCGCAATCTTTCAGAAGAAATTGTTTTAATCTGATCTGCGCGATATTCTTCAAGGTAATAATTTTCATGACACAGCTCTTCTCTATGTTTCATTTCTCTCTCATATGCTTCATCGCAATGCCAATCAACAGTAAAATATGCCCATCCATTTTTCATCGTTTTACTTTGAATTGTTCCAAATCGTAAAATTCTATGGTATTCATTCCAAACCGTGTCTCCAATCTTCATTTTTCCTCCTGTTGTTTCATTTTATAAACTTCAATTGGTTTAAACCATGCAACGATATCTATCGCTCCGCCAGAAATGCTGTAGAATACGCCAGTGTAACTTTCCTTCATTTTATCAAATAAATTTTCCCAGTCATCCCCTTTCCTTAAATTCATTTCTCTCGGAAGACCTTCTCTTTCCAATCGTTCTTCGCGAATTTGTGCAATGAGATCATCGGGATCTTTTTTTAAATCATAGACCTCCGAAAAAGGAACTTTTGTTGTAAACAAGTTCCTATAAGGATCTCTGGCGATGAGCATTTCTGTTTTATTTGGATCTGCATAAAAGAAAACTCTTGGAGTATTAGCCACTTCCTTTTCTTTTCGACTATAATGGCTGATACTTGACACAAAATATTCTGGGTCAAGTACTATTGCCTTATCCGTGCTTTTAGCATAATGATATAGATCCACCATTCCTTCATCATTATAATCCATAAGATTGTTTTCGACAAGGAATTTTTTAAAATTCTTAACAAAATCTTTCATATTGTTTTTCAACTTTCGTTAAATAAACCATAGGCATGGTTTTCTAACATTAAATAGTAAATTGTATCCTCAATTTTAATTTCTTCTACCATTGAATTATTAATTAATACTATTTTATTAATGTCAGTATCATTAAATTTATCGCAATCTCTTGCAACAGCTAAAATTTTGCACAAGCCATGTCGAGATTTAGGAACAGAATAATTATCTGGTACCAAAATCGTAGATTTTTCTTCCTCTGTTTCTTTATTCTCAATTGGCTCAAGCAAGATATGCCTGTTGAGCGGCTCAAGCATTATCTTTTTCTCCAAATTGCTGCTCTACAGTCTCAAACATATCATTTAAGTCATCCATATCAGCATTTTGCTGATACAGGCGAAGAGCTTTTACTGCATTCCATATATCTTGTCGGGTCAACCACCCGTTTTCCATATAGTTTTTTCGTAAATCCTTTTTCTGCTCTTTGTAGGGCTCTATTGCATTTTCAATGGCCATCATTGATTTTAAATAACTAATAGCGCGCTCCTCTTTAGTTACTTCTTCATTTTCTTCTTTATTTTCTTCATTTACTAATTTTAATTCGGCAGACATAATTTCCTCCTATGTGATATCGCATGCGCCGCCAGCGCATGCCAGTTCGCCAGTTAAATTTGTGTTATCATCAACTTCGATAACTTTTGTTAGATCAACTTCTTGCAAAGTTTCTATTAATTGTTCATATTCTTCTCGTGCACAATCTTCAAAAGGAGCTTGTTTATAGCTGCCTCCATCATGTGGCAACACAGTTAAGCCGTTATAGCAATCGCGGTTTTTCCACATCCACTCTCCAACATTTTCCCATTCTTTTTCCTTGACACTAATTGTAGCAGAAACGTTATGAGTATTTTGACCTTTTTTATGTCCAGGTAACACCCATTTATCGCTCACTTTTTTAATTCTCTCCAGCAAATCAATTGCATTTTCATGGCGTGTAATTGCGCCATGAGGGCTCTTTTGCGGCACAGAAATAACAGCTGTGTCGTGCGGCCTAAAAAATTCATCCTCTATCAAATCAGGATGATAAGCCTGTAGATAAGTATAAATAGCTTCATTTTTTCCAACACGCAGCCTGCGAAAATAATATTTATTATGCCAGGCATGAATTCCACTGGAAGTACCCAAAGTTAAAGATGTGGTGCCAGCTGGTTTTACGCACGTTGTTCTTGCGGCTGGTCTAATTTTAATTAAGTCAGCAACTCGTTTATTTTCTTCTTTAACTACTCCTGAAGCTTTCTCCATATCAAGCTTTAAAACTTTACCAGATGCGATGCCTGTCATACTGACACCAATCAGAGAATCTCTTTCGGTATTCCTACGCCATATATCGCGAAGATAATGAAAATCTGTGTAGCCAGCCTGAAGCGTTCCAATAAAGGCTGCAGCTTTTGCTCTATTTTCATATTCTTCCTGTGAAGAAATATCACTAGCATTAATTTCTGTTAGGTTGCAGAACTGGAAGGGCCTCAGTCCAATTTCGCAGCAAGGATTTGTGCCCCAATCTTTATCGTTTGTAAAATAAAATCCCGGTTCTCCAGATCCATTAGCTCTAACCCGCTCCCATAATTCTTTAAAGTATCTTTTTGTGATCCGATGTCGCATCAAAACTACGGAGTTGTTTGCTCGGCCGCGCTGTGGATTTTTTTCCCACCAATTTCTTGTTTTTGATGCGATCATTTCGTCATCTGCGGCGCTAAATAATGCAATTAAAGCGGCCCTGCGAATTCCACCAGTGAGAACGGCATCGGCTATGTGACAGATTATATCATGTACTTCAATTGGTTCTAGTTTGTCGCCATTCTCTCTGTGCCGAAAAATACCCTCTATTTTCACAAGACATTCGCGCAATGGTTGTGGGCCAGGCGCTTTTCCACCAGAAGTGAGAAGGCGCGCGCCTTTTGGTCTAATGTCGCTATAATCAAAGCGAATTTTAGAGCCTCCTTTAAAATAGCTTTTGGTCAATGCTTTAATGGCATCTGCCCAACCTTCTATTGAATCTGCGATTAAGAACCTTCGAGTGCGTTTTTCATTGGGTCTTTGGATTTCTGGAAGTAGCTCGACATGATGCTGTTGTACGCTGTAGCCAACTCCTGTACCACCAAGTAATAAAAACATTGTTTCACTGAATGCCCTCCAATCGTCAATGGGCAAATAGGCGCAATTAAATATTCTATTTGGCGCAACTTCAATGGGCTTACCACCGAATTGCATTGATCGCATCGACGGAAGTACTTTTTTTGCATAAACAAATTCATAAATTTCTTCAATCTCGTCTTTCAATTGAGGATAAGTTTTGATGTGCATATTTTTATTGCGAGTAACCAATTCTTGCCATGTTTCACGTCTCTCTTTTTTTGGGAGATAGCGCGCGTACTTCATGTGTACAGTGATGTCAGATAAAATTTGTGTAGCTACTTCCATTATTTGTTTGGTTCCTTAATTTTTTTTCTATTATCTTTATATATTTCTTTAATTCGCTCTTGCTGCCGTTTTACAGCACTTTTATTGATCTCTCCAACTGTTTCCCCAGTTGATGGCAAAACTTTAATGCTTACATTACTGGTGTCCATAAAGATGGGATATATCATGCCATCTGGGCCATTTCTGTTCTTTGCTATATATATTCTGCCGCCATTTGTATTTTTGTCTTCTGCAGTTCTAGCCAGGGAAAAAATAAAATCTGCAACAAAACATTTATTGAATGCTTCAGATATTTTTTCCATTGTTATAACTTCTTCGCCTAAACCAGATCTATTGGTTTGAGAAGCTGTCCAAACCGGACATTCAAACTCTTGCCCAATTCCACGCAACTCTTCATAAATAGATTCCAACTGATGCCTTTTCTCAGAAATATTTGATTTTGAACATAATAAATCAGCGTAATCTACAATGATTAAATCAACTAATATGTCTCGTTGTCGTAACTTTTCGAGATGATTGTGAATAGTTGCAGTCGAGGCAGATTTAGTAGGATATTCTTTAATTATTAATTTTCCTTTTAAATCTTTAATCTCTTCATAAACTTCATCTTTTTTAGAAAATATCTCCATCAGGTCCAAGCCTGTGATACAACTATCATATCTGCTAGCAACAACAGTGTCTTGAAGTTCGAGCGTATAATGAATTACTGTTTTCTCTTCTTTGATTGCTTGAGTGCCTAAATGCACAAGGGCCATAGATTTTCCTACGCCTGTTGGGGCAATAACTATGCCAAGTTCGCCGCGGCCTAGGCCCCCTTTGCAAAGGCTGTCAACCAGCTTCCAGCCAGTTGCAACTGGATTTCTAGCTTGAATTTCAAAGCGTTTTTCAAAGTCTTTTATATAATCATATCCATAATCGTTATCCATTCCCAATTTCATAGCATCGTCTATTAAAGCTTGAATGTCTTCGAAAGATGAGCGTTCCAAAAGTGGAACGGATTTTAATATTGCTTCTTTAAGAACTTGTTTCTTGCAAAAGTCAAGCGCCACATCTTTAATATAATCTGCATCTTGAACATCGGTTTTCATCATTCTCGCGAAAAAATCGCGCACTTGTTTTTGAACTAGCTCATTTTCATTTTCAATCTCAGTTCTAAGAACTGTTAACATAATCTTGCTTGAAGGATGGGTTTCGTATTTTTCTTTATAGTTAAAGATCTTTTTAATAAATACTTGTAAGTATCTAAGCTCCAAGAAATTAATGTTCAATACTTCCTTTATTTGATCTGCAAAGATGCGATCATAAAGAATAAGCTGACATAAGTTTTCTTGGAAAAGTTTGCCAAATTTTGAAAAATTAGCTTTTTCGTCTATATTCATTCAATCCTCTAATAGAAATAATTTGCATTATAGTACTCCCGGTAGGACTTGAACCTACGACCGAGCCGTTATGAGCGGCTTGCACTACCAACTGTGCTACGGGAGTATGAAACTACTTTAGTCTTTTTTTAAGCCAAGTAATTCCTACAATTCCAACTGATAGTCCAAATAAAATCTGCCCAGCCGTTCCTATTAACGGAAGTACGAACAAGGCACAAGCAAGACTATAGCCAATCAAATACGCTCTACCGGCTCTATATAATAAACTATTCATTTCGTCTTTCTTTTTTATTTATTTTTGAATAATAAGTATTGTTTGCTTCTGAAATTCTTCGCTCGGCAGTTTGTAAGCGCACCTCTTGACGGTAAAGCCTGTATACATATAAACCAAGAACGAAAGAAATAAGTGTAATAGAAATAACAAAGTCCATAATAATCTCCTTTTTAATTACGGTAGGAAGAGAGGGATTCGAACCCTCACGCCCCTAATCATACTTTAGCATGCCCTTTCTGGTTTGTCAAGAAAATTAATATTTCTTCCTCTCCAAGTTGGAGTTAAACTATGACAATTTGGGCACAAAAACCTAAGATTTTCTAATCTGTTATCCAGGCTGTTGCCATTAATATGATCTAATTCTATTGTTATTTTTTCTCCCGCCCACTCCCGCAATCCACAATTTTCACATTTATTTGCCTCTTTTATATCCAACTTAATAAGTGCCCTTTTTACATAGCCACTTCTTTTTTTTTCGTGAACTGTAAATATTTCTTCAAGCGGTTTAAGTACTTTATCTTTTGACCACCCTCTAAGTCCATCAAGCTGTTTGGCGCTGTTGGCGCCAGAGCAGTGACCTTTATGTGCGCTCATGCTATAAATGTTAACGAACTTTTTATCACAAAGAGGGCACTTAGCAGGAATCGTTTTTCTCTCTTTTAAGGGAATTGTACTTTTACGAACTTGCAATCCAAGATTTTGCCACTTTTTGCAAAATCTTTTATGACTATTTAATCCCCCCTTACTTTCAAACTCCCTTTCGCAGCCTACACATTTTACCATTTTTCTTTTCCTTTGTCAGTAGGGCGAGTGGGATTCGAACCCACAACATCATAAGATCACTTGATTTTAAGTCAAGCCGCTAAGCCAATTCGCGTATCGCCCCATAAACTAAATAGTCGTAAAATAGGAAAACAAGCTTATATTTTTCTATATGTCTACCATTCCACCACCCTCCCAAATCATAACCACAGTATAAATCTTTTCTACTTCTTTGTCAACGTTTTTTATTTATTTTTAATATCCTCGGCAGGATTCGAACCTGCGACCCTCGGTTTAGAAGACCGATGCTCTATCCGGCTGAGCTACGAGGACAAAATTTATTAATAGCTAAATAATTTCATCGACTAACCCATAGTTCAAGCATGCCTTTGCATCAAACCATAAATCATGCTTTAAAATCTGGTTTAATTTGTTTTTGGGAATTTTTGCATGTTCTACATAAATCTTCTTAATTGTCTTCATCAAAACGTCACAGTTTTTCATATCATCTTTAAGTTCTTCATATTTTCCCCACATACCTGAAGATAGCTGATGAATTAGCATAAAAGAATGTTCATGCATATATCTTTTCTTAGCAACAACGCTCATTAATGTTGCTGCGCTAGCGGCGCAGCCATCTATAACGCTATAGATTGGAACTTTTGAAGTTCTTATATGATCCATCGCTGCTAAGCCATCAAAAACGCTACCGCCGTGACTATTGATGTGAATATATAAATTAACTGGGTCGCTACTTAATGCAGTGGCGCTGCTGAGAATTTTAACATTTAAATTTCTGATCTCTTTATTTAAAGTTAGTACATTGGGTGTGTTCACGCCGGAATAAAAGTAGATTCTATTATCTAGCGTTGAAACTTGGTTGCCCGAATCTTCTTCATCATTTTGTGGTTTCACAGGCAAAGCTGTGTTTAACCATTGAATATCTTTCAAACCTTGCTCCTTTTTTCGTTTAATGCCATTTTCTTAAAAATTATAAATAAATCTGACCAACTAAAATTTCCTACACCATCTTCCAACATCATGGTGTTTGTATAGGTTTTATTAAATGTGGACTCAGAGTTATCAATAATGTATTTAATTTTGTTTTTTGTCTGTACTGAGATGTTTGGACTATACAATTGCATCAATTGATAGTTTTGTTCTATTAGTTCTTGGCTCTCGGCAATGTTTTTGTATGCCCTTAGACTGCTATTCGAATTCTCACAGAATTCCATAATCTCTGGAATCGTATAAGATTTTTCTTCACTCAAAAATGTTAATCTTTTGGCAATCGTTGGTAGTCCAACCCCTTTAACGCCTTCTAAATTGTCGCTTTGATCTCCAACTATCGCACGTGCTAAAGCAAAATTTGTTGGATGAATGCCAAATTTCTCTATGATCATATTTTTATTCAAAACTTCATGTTGAGTTGGGCGATAGGCAATAGTTTTATCATCAAGCAATTGAAAGAAATCCTTGTCGCTTGAAATAATTACTTTTTGCCATTCTTTAAATTTTGGTAACTGGCAGGCAAAAGAAATAATATCGTCTGCTTCTATGCCTTCAAACATCAACTGAGTAACTGGAAAATTATTTAAATAATCAACTAGGCGCATTTGTTGCCAAATCTTATTTTGAAGTTCTTCTTCCTCTGTTAGGTGTTTAATATCGCGATTAAGTCGAAGTGGTTTGCGACCTCCCTTATAGTTTTTATTTATAAGTTTGCGCTTTTTGCTTCCACCTTGGCCGTCCCAGCAAATAATAACCTTATCTGGTTTTATCTCTCGGCAAAGTTTTTGTAGAATTTTAAGAAATCCAATCGCTCCACCAACGGGGTCGCCATTTGGAGATAAAGTTGGATTGACTATGTATGCTCTTAAAAATTGATTTAAGGCATCAATTATCATCACTCGTTTATTTTTCATTATCTATTTTTGTTCTTTCTCTTAAGACGTCGTTTTCTTCGCTTCGTTGAGCCAACTTTTCTTCTCCGTCTAAATTTTCTATGAGGTGGTTTAAAGCTCATTAAATCTCCTTTCAGGCGCAATTAACCATTGCTTTTTGTGTATTATAACTATAACAAATTAATTTTAGTTTGTAAAGGAGAAAATTAAATATCAAGATTTAAATCTGTAAATGCTTCTTGAATGATCTCTTCAAGTTTTGATTGTTTTATTTGTATATTTTCCCTGACGGGCTTAGCGCCTCTGCGCTTGTTTCGTAAGTCGCGGAGATATTCTTGCTGCTTTTCCCAATCAGCATGTTGCGCTTTTGCCGCATTGTCATAAGCTTTTAAAAACACTCCGCCTAGGCCCACCCCAATTTTTCCATAACCTGGCTGCTGACCTTTAGTTTTTTCGGTTGCATACCACGTTCGCATTTTTTTAATAAACTTTTTACGATCCACGGGTTTTAAAGCGTTATATTTATCAAGCGTTCTTTGATTGAGACCGGGTCTGGACAACATATCTGGTGCTTTATGAATTAATTTGTTCAAATTAAGGCGCCAGGCATCACTAATATCTTGAAGTCGCGTATGTTCTGTCTCATTCGGTGGTTTGAAATGTTTCGCACACAGCCGCGGCGCCCACATTTTAACACATCCTCCATAATTTTTCATAGGCTCTTTTCTGCCGTCCGAATATGTTAGCATCGGACTTGGGTCATATGGGCGAGTTGATTGAACTGGCCAAGAGCCTTCATCTTCTCTTCTTTCGCGTACTTCGTCTGTCAGGTCTGCATAACTTACAATTGGATCTTTTAATAATTCAATCCATTTTTCATCTGGAGGTGGACGAGATCCTGGGACAGGACCTTCTTGAATGATTTCTTCAAGCTCTTCTTTGGTCAGACTGCGATCCAGAGATTCATCTGCATGCATATGTAAAGCTGCAAGATATTTTTTAACCGAGCCTTTTGTGCAGCCTACTTTTTTGCCAGGTTTGCCACCTTTGCCTTTTTTATAGACGCACTTTCCTCGAACGACGTAGGGCATTAATCTTCTTCCCTTTCTTGCACTTGGTGTTCGTGCACTTTCTTTTTTGTGGCTTTAACATCTTCGGGAAGTATTCCTTCGAGAACTACATCTCCAAATTGCATATCGTATTCACCAATGTAGCCATTTTCATCTAATGAGTGCCACAATACTTTGCCAATCGATTCTTTTAATTGAAATCTTTTTACCAAAGCCGAACTCAGCTTTCCTTCTTTCATTCACTTGTGCTCAAGATCGCCAAGTTCATCTTCGAGTTTGGCTTTTTTCTTTTTCTCTGCTTTAGTAAGCGTTTCTACGAAAACAGCTTCTAGTTCTTCTTTAATTAATTGTTCAAGTATTGGTCTGGTAAGTTTCATGAAAAAACACTCCTTTAAGTACTGTAGTAAATAGTACTTTTAGGTTGATTCTTCTTCTTTTTCGTAGTAATCTGCAGCATTTCCTGTTCTATCGTCAAATTTACGAATAATCTCTTCGTCCATAACCTCTAGAGCGCGATTTCTAAACTTTTCGTCTTGAAGCTTTTCAACCCATTTTGCTGCCTGAAATTTTTCACTAGTTCCGTCATTATAACACAATTCAAACCATGCGCCAGATTGTTTTAAGTTCTCTGAACCTTTAATTGCCTCTAGCCAACTTTCCTCGTCTTGAACTCCAACTTCATCGCCCCACAAAATCTTAAAATTACAATTTCGTCCTTGTGTACCGAATCTAGATTTCTCAAGCTTAACTTTTACTTCTGAACCAATTCTAAATCCTTTGTTATCATAGATAAAAGAATTCTTTGCTTTGCGGCCGGTAAGCCAAACGCGTAATGAATATGCGTATATCATTGCTTTTCCGCCAGGAGTAAAATATGGCGTAGTCAAAGCTTCAGCAATATTGCTTGTTATGTTTGTTTTAAGTTGATTTAAAACTAATAGCGTAGATTGACTATTTGCAATAGGCACAGTCAACTTTGACATTCCTTTTGAAAGAATGCGCGGTTTTACCGCCATCGATGATTGAGGGTTGAAATCTCCTTCAATATCTGAAACTGAAGGCGTGAGCGCTAAAGAATCCCAAATGAAAAGCATTCGGTTTTCATTATTGCCAAGCAACTCTTCGATTGCTCCAAGTACATATTCTACTGAACTGGCTTGCACATAAATAATATTCTCTACATCACATCCGGTCTTCTCTAAAAAGCCGGGATCAATTGCAGATTCAGAATCAAAGTAAATTACATCAATGCCTTTCTTTTGAGCGTTGGCAGCAATTTGTGCAGCCATATATGATTTACCTGTTGATTCTAATCCAGCAATCTCCACAATTTTTCCAACTGGAATTCCTGCTAGTTTTCCTCTACAAGTAATAGAATCGAGCCAGCGAGATCCGGTTGGAATCCAGTCTTTTACAATTGTTGGGCTGTCTTCGTTTAAGTTATGCGCAACATTCATACCAGCTTTTTTGTTAAGAATTTTGCGCATGTCTGCGCTTGAAAGTTTTCCGATCTTTGTTGTCTTTATTTTAGCCATTGTTTATCCTATTAAAATGTACACTGAATGACGAGTACATTTATTAAAAAAATTATCTTACAAATCATTATAGATTTTTCCTCCTAGTTTGTCAAGTAAAAAAAAAGGGGGGCTTTCGCCCCCCTACAAATTAACTACCTAAAAGATCTGCAAATGCTTGGTCAACAGAGTTTGATTTTTCATTGTTGTTATCATTATACTTAGTAGTTTCAGATGAAGCTCCTTCTGAGTCTGATTCTCCCAAAAGAAATTGATCTAGCATCGTTTGAATTTCCGAAAAAGTCTTCCGACTTCCTTCAAAAAGTTCATCGAAATCCGGAATAGTTTCCAGGAGTTCGCGACACTTTTCAGGGCTTTCTGGACAAAGTAGAGAATTTTGTCGGCGGGGGGTGATATTTGTCACTGGAAATGAAGCTCCAGCGGGTTTTCCATAATTGATAACCAAATCAGTGCCAGCTTCAGGGTCGGTAATGTCGCCATATTCTGGATTCAGAACCAAATTCAAAAGCGTTTCATACACTTGTTTTCCAAAACCCCAGACACGCACGCCGCGATCTTCTTCGCCGCGTACAACAACTGGAGTGAAAAAACGCTGGCGAGCATTCAACTTTTTAGCCATTCGTTTGCTTTCTTCCGTGCCCTCTTTCCAAAGGTTGCGGACAAAAGAATCCAAAGGGCAGTCTTCGCCAGATCCGAATTGTTGATTCTCCGTCCGGGGGTCGCCAAAAATAGGTTTGGGCTCCGGTTTTGCCGTTATTTTTAAGAGTGACAAGTCTATCTTTCATTTTTTTTATGTCGATTGACATTTTATTTTCTCCTTAGTTAAAGCCAAAATGATAACTCTCTCATTTTGCTGTTATTAGTATATTTAAATTTTACTTTTTTGTCAAGTATTTTTTTCATTTTCTTGAACAAGGGTGCTACTGGATACGCAATAAGCGTAGGGCTGTTCATAGTCCGTTGAGAATATCCCATAGCCAATCTTTATCTTATCATGTTCTGTATTCTTTTTAATATATTTTTTAATTTTTTTCATTAGAGTTCCGTCTGTCTCAATGATTTTCTCTGGATATGCATAATAATACTTTTTTTCTCGCGGCATATCAAAATTGAAAAACATTTTTTCTTCTTCCTCTTTTAGATCTATCAGACCAAAAGTAAATATTCTTGCAGTTTCGGTCGCAGGGAAGAAATTATCCATTACAGACTTGGAATTATCAAATACATTAATCATGTGCATTGTGGAAACAATGACTTCATTTAAATGATTAAAATATTCCCTAACAGGAATATCTCCGACAATACTAGCTACTTTTAAGTTATCAATAATATATAATCTTTCAAAAACTCCTGATCGGGCATATTCTTGAAGTACACGAAAAACTAAATTTTCTTGTAGTTTTTTTGTTTCAACCAATAGGCTCAAATCAGGTTTAATATATAAAACCTTGATATTATCAGCTTTGTCTTTTAATTGTTTTAGAATACGCAATGAAGCACCTGATATATTTCCAGAGCTTGTAATAAATAATATATTATTACTCACCTCCTTCAAAAAAGTTTTTAAACTTGGACATTTAAATTCATAAAGCTCTGGGCTTATTTGATACTTCATTGCGTATGAGTCAGCTTCTTCTTCCAAGCCAACATCTATTTTACAAACTTTATACTGAGGATATTTTTTAAATTTTTCTGCGATATTGCAACCAGCTTGACCTAAGCCAATTATTGTTTTCATTTTTGCCTCTTTTATTATAATTAGCTAATATACATTTAATCTTTGCATCTCGCCATAACTTTTTCCAGCGGAGCTATTGACTTTAAATTTACCAAATTGTGTATTTTCAAAATTTTCTTTTAGCTCATTTAACAAAAACTGATCCTCTTCAGAGAAATCAATTATAAGCGAATCGTGTAAGCAAAATGCAACATAAGATTTTCTGCCTCTAAGCAGTTTCCAAATTTTAATCATTTGTCTAAGAAACAAATCTGCTGCAGTCGATTGAATAACATAATTTAAAGCATGGTGTTTATCTGCTTCAATTTTCCTATCAAAACATGTTTTCACATGAGTTCCATCCCAATATTTTGTTAAAATTTCTTCTCGATCATATGCTTTGTTCGAAAGACGATCTTGCGATTCTGGGTTATACAACCAAGCAAATATTCTTTTCTTTGCTTTTTCCCGTGTGCCGACCCAACAATCCAAGTAATACACGGAGTTCTGCGGCATTATAGTCAAACTCTAAAAACCATTCGTTGTTAGGCTTAAGAATTTTACGATAAGATTTATCCATTGTTAAAATAGGAAATGAATTTGTGTACGTAGCTAGTCGACCAGTTTTTGTTTTAAACGAATCGTATTTTATGTATGGTTGAGTTTTTTTAATTTTCTTTACAAATCGTCTAGTTTTGAATCTATAAAGATCTTCACTCAATTGTGTTGTATCTATGTTTAATTTTTTATTCTTGGTCTCGATCAAAACTCTTGCTAAGTCTGATAAATAATCATAATCTTGTGGTCTTTCGTGGGTCTTAAAAACATGGTTACAAATTTTATTCTTAATTTCTCCGTAATCAATTAGAAATTTTTGAGAGGTCATCTCATAAAAACAATGCTCATTAAGATCTAATTTCGCCTCTAAGATTGCCCTATAAAAAGCTTTTAATTTGTTATTTACTTCATCCCAATCTTCTCTTAAATAATCCGGACAAACTTTATCAAGCGATTGGCCCCGGCAATAAAGCTGTGCATAATCGATTTTTTTATCTGCCAAAAATTCTGAATGTGACCAAGTTTTAGTTAATTTTGGTGGCGGCTCATTAAAATAAAGCTTTCCTTTTGCATATAAAGCAACACAATTTTCTTTATCGTCGAATGTTTGAAAAAGCAAAATGAACCTTTAGGGCCAGTCTAGAATCGATTCTTCTAATTCTGGCTGGGAGACGTATATATCTTGTGCTTCGAGCATTTCATCTTTTGTCACTTTATTAATATAGCCTATGACACGATAAAAGTCAAACGCTTTATGTAAAAAATTAATTTTTTTCATTTTTCTTTTGCGCTCAACGTGGCTCCATTTTATTTTATTTTCGAGCGTTTTGACATCAAAATAAAATTTTAACCAGAAAAGCTCGCCATATTCTTTCAAATAGATCTCCCATTTAATGTGCTGTACTTCTTTTTCCTCGACTACTCTGGTTTTAAATCCACTTTCTACGCAACCGACTGTGCGCACTTTTTTAGTATAAGGATGATTTTCAACCCAACTGGTCCAAAATTGCCACAGCATTTGTCGCAGCCCCCAAACATCTTCTAAATAAGCTTTATTGTAATATTGTTTAAAGAAGAAGTCTGACGTCATAATTCTTGTTGAACAGATGTTGCCATCACAACTTAGCACTCCGGTTTCAGATACTTGAGGGTCTACAGCATCTCTTAATTGAACTTTTTCCCAATTTACAACATTGTTATCTGCGATTGTTTTTTTTACTTCTTGTAGTTTTTCCATAGTTATTGTTTGAAAATTTAAAATTTTAGCTTGATCCCATTCTGCTAACGTGTCAACTATGTCAAGACTAATAATATCTTCCATCGTAACATCTTCTGGTGTCATGCTCTGGAGCAGTGCTAATCTTTCTTTTAAGACTTTATCTTGCTCTTCTTCAATTTGAGGCTTTTCATGGGCGATGCGCATATATTCTCTCATTTTATATGAAGTGACATCTGCCACCAATCTCCACGGAACATTTCTGTCCAACATAAAACCATGATTTCTGACCGCACATTTAAAGAAATTATAATTGGGACTGTCAATAAGTTCTTGTTTTGCGCTATCGTCATCATAAGCTTCATCGTGAATTTCAATACATAAGCCAGTCAAAAGTGGTGACGTCTGAGTAGTATTTAGCACGCCGCTCAATGTAATTGGAAACTCTGGTGCGGTCGTTTTTAAAAATTCCATATAATATTTTATGAATTGAGAAAAATTACTAATTTGTTCTTTTAAGGGAAATTTTCTTATTGACTCTGTATCTGAAGAGAAAGATAAGTATAATAATGAAAAATAAGCCCAGTGAAGTTCTTTAAATTGTTTATGAAGTGTTTCTAAACCTAGGAAAGATTTCTTAGGGTCACATGGTGCGATAATATCATCTAACTGAATATGCCCATTGTTGGCTTGAGCTTGAAGATGATCTCGGAGATCTTCAAATGCCGCGGCTACAAAATCAAAAACGAACATATTATCTGTTTGAATCTTTCCAGATTTTATTCGTCTCATTTGATTCACTTTGGGGTAAATAAAGTCTTTTTCTAGGTCAACTCTGCCGTATAAAGGATTTTCATTAATAAAATCCATTGGGCGTTCTAGCCATGGTAATTTTCCATCTGGATAGACTTTATCGTAATAAAAGTTTTTTTGAAGAAATATTTGTTTTGCTGGAAGCGTGTTGTTACCTAAAGCAATGATCTTTTCTATATTTTTTTCAAAAGCCATGTTATCGGCGCCTCTTCACAAGTTTGTCAGCTTGGCGTGCATGCGCCGCCTTATTTACTTTAGGGCTCTTTGTTGGGTTGCTTAGTTCAATACCCTTCATCTTGCTAGGATTCCTCTCGGGACAACCACCGGCAGAAACGTATCGTAATTTTAAATTTGTTTCTTGTGTTACGCCATCATGTAAGAGAATATGTTCCACTTCAGTTACTAAGAAAAATCCTCCGATTCCTAATCTTTTCCATTCTAACCAATCCGTGGCGCCGTCTTTAGTCGGGTCAACAAATACATGACTTCCTACTTTGAATATATTATTGCCAAATAATGTAACCCTGGCATCGTAAACATCTTGAAGCATTGTTGCTCCAGTGCGCGACGTTTGCCCAGCAACTTTCATTTCTCTCCAATAAGGAACTTCCATTCTTGTAAACGCGCAGGATTGAATGACAGACGTCATTTTTCCCAAATCTAAATAATAAATCCCTCTTCTGATGTTGCCTTTTCTATCAGCTGGATCTAGGTTTCTGGGATTGTAGCTATGAACATAAATCAACATGTAATTAAATTGATCTTCCAAAGGTGTTGTTGGGCTGACGGTTGCAATATTGCCAGTCGGATCTGGGCTTCTGTTAAACCATGGCGTCACGTGCTCAGCCGTGTTCGTTGACTCCGGGCCGGGCAAACCGCGTATTATCATTGTTCCGTTCTCGGTTGTGCTGACTCTCATGCGTGAATTGCCGCCGCGTTCCGGAAGGCCAGTCAATCCACTGATCTTGCCAAATAATGGCCCTCTTGGGTAAAAAGGCGGTACGCCTTCATGCATTTCACTGGTAAAATTGATAATTTTAATATTTTCAGAGCGATTGCCCGCCCCTTCTATACAAGATTCTCCTAGCATTTTACCGACTAAATCTTTCACGAGATCTCTAATAAATTGTTTTAATGAATAAGTCGTTCTTTCATGTGAAACTACGTTTTGTATCCACCAGCCCATTAATAATGTAAGTGAAATAGGCACGTGGGCTAAATTAAAAGTTCTTCTTGTTTTGATACCGCCGGTGTCCAAATAGTCATCAATCAAGGGTCCAAGTAATATTCCTAATCGTTTTTTAAAAAGGCCCGGGCCATATGTTCCATAGACCTCTTTGGGGTTGACGTCTAGACGAGTTGCTATATCGATGGCAACATCAAGAATATCACCGAATGTGGTAAAGTAAACCGTTCTACCCTCTTTTATTGGAAATTTAGTTTTTCTATGATCTGTCGCTTTTTGGGCGCGCTGTTACATACCTTTAAAGCTCATAACGGATTTTTTTTGTAAATGTGTTGTTTGCTTTTGGTAGTCCTTAATTAATTTATTTTGTACAAAAGCTTCGGCGGGCGGCACTACTGTAACATCGTCAACTATTTGCTGTTCCCAAATTGCGTGTCTAACCCCTTCTGCTAAAGCTTCCCCAAGCAACGGTATCGCCGCGGCGGCCGCAACTTCGTCTATTAATTTCGCGCGAGAATCCGAAACAAGAAGATCGGGTTGAAATAATTTATTATATATTCCAATTGCCTCCGACTTCTCGTCCTGCATTATCTCTTCGTACTTGCATTTTGTAATCTTTTGTATTTTGACCCTTTGATACAGGCACGCCTTCTTTTGGCCGTTCCGATCTTAAGCCCGTACGCCATCGCGGATGGCGTTGAATTCTACCTCTTGACGCGGCAGTATGTTCTCTCCTAACCTGCTTTTTACTTACAGTGATCTGATCAAAAGGTATCCATCTGCCATTTTTCATTGGCATTTTAATTAGCCACTGTCCATAATGCCCCATTCTTCTTACTAAATTTTTTCTCAATCTAACATAAGTTTTTGCAATCTTATTATCGTAGGTATTGTTACCGTCTTTTATACTTCCACCAGATATTGCCTGGCTCAAAGTATGATCTTTACTTTTAACTTCTGCCAATAATCGTTTAGCGTACGCAAGATCTGATTCCAATATACTCAAGTCTTTGTCATCGTCTATGTTTAATTTTAATAAATCTAATTCTGGTGAATCTAGAACGCCTTCTAAATAAGCGGCATAATCCAAATCAAGAATAAATTCAGCATTAGTTCCTCCAGATGCGCCCATGCTGTAACGAATTGTATGTTGTTTAAATTGCAAACGCACAACCAACGCCGAGCCGCGCAAAAATCTTCGAAGTTTTTCTCTTTCATCTGAACTATAGTTGGAGCCCGCCATACTAACCATATCCCAATCTATTTCCGAATCATATCTTATGATGGCTTGAAGTTCAAAGTGCTCAGGATTTGGTGTATGTGCGGTGCTGCCGCCTCCGACGGGAGCTTGAACGTTGGCTTCTACGCTGTCATAGTCATATGGACATTCATTTGCGGATAATACATCAGCGCTGCCAATTACCGGCGCGACGCCTTCTTTTTTAAGACTATATTTTGGCGAAGTCGATATCAAATCTGTATATTGCCAAGATATTTTTTTTTGGCCGCGGCGGTCGCTGGGGTCAGGAACTTTAAACATATGATTAAAAAGCCTAAATGAAGAAAACGAAAGACTAAAACTAAAATGATCAATTGCGTTGACCCAAGCAATGTCTTTACCAGCAAATTTAATTCTAAAATTATGTGGCATTACATTGCCTAGAGTGTTGTGGCTTCTAAATAAACTGTCAATGGCTGCAAACCCTTTATCTGCTCCTTGTTCCATAGCTCCTTTCGTACCATCTGTTATTCCTTCGCCCAGTAAAAACGGTACTCTAACAGGAACTTCATATGATTTTTTTGTCGATAACTTTTTATTTGGATAAATTTTATAAAGTTCGACAATTGGTTTAAGTTGAGATAAAACAGCGGCATCTAAATTAAAAAATATGTCTGCACCGTCAATGGAATTTATTTGAGAGGTTAAAATCTCTGGATCCGTTGAATCTAAAGTTACTAAATGGTGATAATCAAGAGCGCCTTCCCATCTGGTAAATTTTTGATATGCTTTTCCCTTGCGCTTTATCTCTATGCCTTCACCGTACAACTCGCGTCGGGTGCCGTCGCGGCGGATCGGGGCCCGAACGTTTTCATGTATCTCAGGATCGACTACAAAGTCACGTCGCTTTCCAGTGAGAGTATCTCTTATTTGATATCTATTAAATAAGAGAAAGCATTGTTCTTGAAATCGTGCACGTCGGGATTGTTCGGCTACTTTATTTGCTTCATAAAATTCTACCATATAAAAAATATCCTCGATTAATAGTAAAGTCTATAATATTTAAGCACTTCACTTAAAGGCAATGGAATGTATACGACATCTCCTAATTGAAGGTGGCTTTCTGTCGGCTTTTGATTATACCATGCAATAACCCACCACAATTTTGAATCATTATAATATTCATGCGCTAATTTATAATAACGGTCTCCTTGGGTCCAAGTGTGATTAACTTCATCTAATTCTTCCACTTGTTCTACTGTTGGGTGTTTTAATGTGGGAGTTGTATATTGATGAATAAAATTAACACCACGTCGCTCAAAATGATCTTCATATAATTTACTATTATTTAACCCAAGTAATCTTTTTTTATATCGCATCAGTTTTCATCCTTAGCTCGTTATTCCTCGTACGCCTGCAAACATAGAGCGAGTACAGACATCGTGCCAGCCACCTTCAGAAGGATTGGTCACACATACATCAGCTTCGGATGTGCCAGCTTTACCTTCAGCTGACATTGCTTTGTCAAATGCTACGCCATATGGCCAACTAGGGCTTACCCAGCCTCCTTCTTTGCCTTTGCCGTGTATATAGCCCACTTTTGATCGAATATAGAATGGAGTAAAGTCTAAAGCTATATCTATAAACATTGGAGCCAATATTTGTCTAGTTTGAGATTTAAAATCCATCATCTTTTTAATTTCTGCTGGAACCTGTGCTCCTCTTTTGTTCGTGACAAGAACGCCTTCTTCAAAATTTGGTGTGTAATTGAACCCTCTAATATAGCCAGGTAATGGCCCCCCATCCAGACCTTGAATCAAATTTGCAAATTTAATACCTACAAAAGAAGATTTTGGATAAAACATTTCGCCGCGAGATGCCCAACCCTTAGATTTTTCTAAAGTTGGAAGCATCATTTGTGCCAATGCGGAACATTTTCCTAAATTGCTGATTGCTTCGGCCTCAGTGGCGGCTGGTAACGTCCATTCAATGTGAATATCTCGTCTGGGGCGCACTTGATGAGCAATTGGTACAGATTGATTTGGATATTGCGCTTCCTTCCAGTCTCCACTAAAGCTATCGTTAAATCTTTTAATGAATGCTTTAAATTCAACTATCAATGAACCATAAGAGTCATCCGAAGAGCCTAAATGAACAAATTGAATTTTTCCCCATTCACTACCATGCGTGAGGCCTATATCACTTGGCATACCGCTTATAACATTCTTAATTCTTGCCATTTATTAAACGCTCCTTAAACGTGCAGCCATTTCGCGCGCTTTTAATTTAGTATTTACAAGATCTTCGACTCTCTTGACAATCGATATATCACTTCCAATATTAAAGGAGAGAGAGTCTGTAACTAGTACGCCGGGAGGAAGTCGGCCTGCTCCGCCGCCAGCCGGTAAAACATTTTGTCGAGCAACATTAACTGCTATGGCTGAACTTTGAGCTTGAACGGCGGCTGCGCGAGATGCGCTAACGCCGCCTGATACTGCGGCCGCAGAGGCGCCAACTTGTCTTGTCACTGCTGCAACTTTAATCATTTTTTCCGTTGGCATTGCTGCTATTGTATTTCCCAACTGTCTTGCCGCAGCAATTGCATCTTTAGCGCCATCCGTAAAGCTGTGAACCCCGGTGGCCATAATTCCAAAAATTTGCCAAAATGGGGGAGATTTTTTTTCGCTGACTTTTTGATGGAGGGAGTAAAATGCATAACCTAAAACGCCTAACATTGGCACGAGACCGAGAATGGCCCCGCCCATAGCTGCTAGTCCCCCTCCGATACCAGCCGTGGCAATTTTTACGGCGGCGGCTCTGAGTGCAAGTGCGGCAAAAGCAGTAGAAAGCTTATATGCTGCTAGCACGCCCATTGCCATGAGTGGGCTCATTTGGCCTAAAATTTCAGCAAATGCTCGTACATATGGTATTAATTTTTCAGCAAAAGTGCCAAATTCTTGCATGGCGCGTGCTAGTCGGGCAACAATGGGTACTAGTTGTATCCCAATATCAATTAATCTTTGTTGTGCATTAGCTGTGCGCTGAGCTTTTTCTTGCAATGCCGTAACTTTTTCCATATCTCCTCTATAAAAGGCCGCAGCGACTGATAGACTTTTAAAGCCCGCCGCCACCATTAAAGCTCTTTTGTGATATCTGCCCATTGCATCCCAATTTAAATTAGTTGCTTTAAATCCTTCATAGAGTAATCTCACTCTTTCGCCTTCATCGGCTTTAAGCATTTGAAGTGTGTTAAAATAAGCACCACCTAAAATTGTATTTAATCTAGAAACTGACGTTGCAGCGCCTTCAAATGTATCGAACTGGGAAACAACATGAAGGAGTTTCTGCGCTTCAATTCCTGTTGCTTTCTGCCAAGAAACCAATTGTTGGAAAACACTAATTGCTTGTGGGCCTGAGTATTGAGATAAAACGTCCAAAGAGCTAATATATGCTTTAATAATTTCTGCTGGTTTTTCACCTACTGAAACTGCAGTATTGTACAACTGATTTATTGCTCTCGTTGCACTCTGACCAAATATGCGGACAGATTTATCAACTACTGTAGCAAAGTCATCATAAGCAATTCCAGCGCGATTAGCTGCCATGCCGAGTCTATCTAATGCCAATCTTTCAGCGCCGGTTTGTTCTGAATATGCCTTTGATAGGCCAAATAAAGATGATTGTAGTTGATAAAGTTCAGTATATGTACCGGCCATTCGCTTAATAGCCGCATCATTAAATGCAACATTCAAACCACGTGCAAACTCTTGTGATGCGCCAGTTGCTGCGCGTAATGAAACTTCTGAACGATCAATTTCATTAATCATATAAACCGTTTTTTCTTGTATTTTCATTATTGTAGAGCCAGCAATATTTGATATAGAAGCAGCATTATTTAACGAGTTAACCAATACATCTGCCGATCTAATCAAGCCCTTTATAGCACCCTGGGATTGTATCGATGCTTTTGTCATCGTAGAGAAAGCACCCCAAAGAGTATTTTGCCAATCGCTACCTAGACCAGTCAACATTCTTAGAGAACTTTGTGTCTGTGCGGAAGTTTCTACTGCTGCTTGCCTATATCGTATTTCTGCGGATATTCTTTTAACCAAGCTTTCCTGTTGCGCTTCAGTTAAGTTTAAATTACCACGAAGAAGTTCCGCTTCTTGTGATTTTAGAGAATTCAATTGATTCTGAAGGTTTATGGCATTTTGTGATTTTTTGCCCTCGCTAGCCATTGCTTTGTCGATATCATTTTGTAGGGCTTTTTGTTGTCTTCGGATACTTTCTAGATTTCGTTTTCTTGTCGCGTCCGTGGTGGTTATGAGATTTAATTGTTTTCTTAATTCACCAACTTCTTCTTTGAGAACAAGATTTCTTCTTTCTTCATCGTTGCGGACGCGACCGGTCGCTTCGGCCATTTGTAATGTTTGTTTGAGTCCTGCATCGAATGTTTGAACTGCTTGTTGAGCATATTGTAATCGTTCAGCTTCAGTTTGAGCGAGTTGGCTTTCAATTGAGCTAATTTGAAAGAGCAAATCACGATATTGTTCGGTGCCCGCGATTTGAGCTTCCATTATTTTTGGATCAACTGGAGAACCTCCTCCACCGGCTGGATCATCTGCCATGAGTTAACATAATTCCTTATTTAAATGGCCACAAAAGACCAGTTATTTTTTCAAAAACTTCGATTGCATCATATAGTTCATATCGAGACTCTTTTGTTCTTTCATCTTTTAAACCCCAATGTACATATGCTTCCATATATTTTTTCTCGGCAGCCAAAGCTAAAGCTAGTGCTTTTAATTGCGCTTTTGTGCCAGTAATTTTAACATCAGCTTCCTCGTATTGACTACCCTTTTCATTTTCTTCGGCCTCTGCGACCATTGATTTATATTCATCTGGTGTGGGAATTTTACCAAACATTCTTTTTAAAATTACTTTCAGAGTTTCTCCGAACATTGCCAAAAAACTTTCGTTAATTTGACCTTTTTGTGCCGATCTTAAATCTAAGTGGTGTAAATTTATTTTGTCTTCAGAAATAATTCCTTGTCTCATAAAAAGAATCCTCCATCTTCTTGTAGTAAATAGTATTTAAAATGAAAATAAAAAGCCGAGGAGGTCCTCGGCTTCAAAAATATTAATTTTTATTTTTTTATATTATCATAATCTGCTTTTTCTTGTTCAAATTGCTTTGTAAGTCTTTTTATAAACCAGTTTCTTAATCCAACAGGTAGATTATAGGCTTCAAAAAGACTCCAGCCGCCATGATATTTTAATAAAAAGAATTGCTCATATACATCTTTTATGTATTCTTTACTTAGGCCAAAAAAAGTCCGCTGTAAGCGGGATCTCCAATTTTGTTTCTGAATTGCAGTATGTGCATGCAAAATATTGTGTTAAATCTACGGTAGGATTAATCTTTGCATATGTATTTCTAAGATGTCTTGAATCTTTTGCTGGCATGCTGTCGATAAAATTTGAAACCTGGGTCGGGTCGGCAATTCCATTTACTGCTACGGTAAACATTTTCATTTGGTCTGTCACTGTTGTTTGTTCAAGGTTGTGTTTTTTACGCTGTTGTATCATAAATATAAATTTTTGCTCGTCCACACCAATTAAAAGCCTCACTTCGACTTGTGCTTTGCTATTTGGTAGCGCAATAAGAAATGTTTTATTTTCTGTTGATGAAACGCTTTCAATATCTTTTTCACTGTGTTGGACTTTTACTTCTCGTAAATCAAATTCATAATTTGAATAATGATTGCAGAAAGGGCATTGGATCTTCGTTTCATAAAGTGGCCCATAGGCAGATATTCTTGCAGTAATTAGTATTGCATTTTTATCGCCAACCAAAAGGTCTTCTGTTCTAATATTTTTATCAACTATTAAATTTTGGATCAATCTTTCAATTGCAATGCCTTTTTTCAAAAGTGTTTCTGAAGTTAAAATGTCTTCATCTTTAGCAGTCATTTGTCGAATTTCTAAATGCTCTTCACCGTATAGGGGGTGACTTTCTTGATAGTATTGTCCCTTCGAAGGTAATTCAACAAAATCTGTTGGTGTTACGAAGTGTAAAGTTTTTGTTTCTTCTAAGGGAGGGGGGGTTGAATCTACGTTATTTGCTTTGAAACGTTCTTCATTGTTTCTCATTGTTACCTCTTGTTATGTAAAAATTAAATGCCATTCCAACTACTCGGAAATCGTTTCGTCGATTATCGTAACTTAAATCTCCGAAGTTCACATCTTTAATCCATGGATTCTTAAGAATCCACGTTTCAATTGGAAATCCATCTTTGTCGATTTGCTTGATTGTCACGCCTTTTAAGGCAGTGACTGCTGAGCTTTTGTTCATGGTCGGCCAACGATCAAATCGTTCATACGGTGGCACGTAGCCTGACGCTTCAACCATACTCATTACAGTGGCTGCAGCATCTGGACTTGCCGGGTCAACTAACGAAACACTAATTTGATTCCATTCTACGCGGCCGGGGTACCAAAAAGTATGATTAATGAATCTGTGGGAGATCTCAGAAATTGAAAATCCTGGTTTAGAAACAGATTTTGCCAACCACCTATGAATGTCATTGATATAGACTTCCCATCTATAAGCCCGTTTAGTTTCAGGTAATTCCGACCAAAAATCTGCCATGTTGTGTTTCTCCTTAAAAGGTTACCCTTATTAATAAGTAGTATTAATTTTCTTTTTTATCTCGTTTAATCCTCAAAAGAAGCACCAGAGCTTGTGATAATAAAATCAAGTGCAATAAATTCAATAGCTCGTGCTGGCTTCAAGAATATTTTAGCATACATGATGTTTCTATCAACTAATTCTGGAGTGGTTGTAGTTTCATCTAAAATTAATCTATAATCAGTTAAACCAAAGTTTAGTTTAACAGCGCTTAATATTCTATCAACTTGAGAGGAAAATCCATTCCATGTTTCTTGAATGTTTTGTTCAAATAAGGTTGTTGAAGCA